GTAATACTTCATGTATTAGAATGTTGATCGTCTTTTGTTTTGTTAATTTGGGATCAATTATAATCTTTGGATCGTCCATTTCTGGAGAATCGCATATGCCATAGCACCCTCTGGGGGGTTTGGCCCAATTGATGACGTATTCAACCTTTTCGTTATTTTTAAACGAATACTTCATTCTTCTACAATTACACTTGCTTATTTGCTATTATCAAACTATAATAAATAAATGAATTATGCAAAAAATTTACTGCTCTAAATGTGGAGGTCCTAATTTATATACACAAGCAAAACCAAAATTTTGCTCTACATGCGGCACTCCGTTCTATGGTGTCGTCGTAGAAAAGCCGGAAGATAAGAAGCTAAGAGAAAATAAGGTTCGCGCTCAAGAAGAAATGGACGCTGAAGATGATGATGAGGAAGATAGTTCTGAATTCTCTACCGGAATTCCTGAATTAAAAGGTGGTCTAGATTTTGATATCCAATTTGATGCGCCAAGGAGAGAGTCTCTTTCTAAAATTGCTGGCACTGTGCCAGATCAACTCTTGCAAGGTCAACAAAGATTTGTAGAGAAGGTCTCTGCCAGAGAGATGATGAAAATATTTAAACAAGAAGCTGGTACACTAAGGCAAAAATAAAAATGTCTCCTCCCGTCCAAAAACAATCCTTTGAAAATAGCATAGCTATAGTAGACGAAGAAATTCGCAAGCGCAAGAGCAAGTGGACCCTTGCGGCATTGTCTTGGATTGATTTCGAGGACGTTGAGCAAATATTAAGTATTCACATTTATAAAAAATGGAGCCTATATGATCCACAAAAACCTCTTGCCCCTTGGTTAAACATTATTATCTCTAATCAGATAAAAAACATTATAAGAAATAACTATGGCAATTATGCTAGACCTTGTTTGAAGTGTGCGGCGGCAGAGTGGGATGATTCTTGTTCAATATATGGAGAGCAGTGCAAGAAGTGCCCAATGTATTCTCATTGGGAGCGTAATAAAAAAGACGCTTTCAATACAAAAATAACTCTTCCTCTTGAAAATCACATTAAAGAAGTTCACGACATGACCAACGAAGGCTTTGACCTTCTAAGAAGTACCCATAGCTTATCTTCGGCATTAAAGAAAGTACTAAAGCCAGCAGAGTGGATAGTATACGAGATGCTTTGCTTAAAGAATCAAAAAGAAGAAGAGGTAGCAAAACTATTAGGCTTTAAGACTACTGAAAAGAACCGATCTCCCGGATATAAACAGATAAAAAACCTAAAGCGATCTATCCTTATAAAAGCTAAGAAGTGCATTACGAATGGAGAAGTGGAAATTTATGGCTGAAAATGAACCTCAAGAACTTAACGACCAACAGAGACTGGCAATTTTAAATGAGTGGAACAACCGTGCTACTAATCCTCCTTCTCTGCTTGAACTTGTTAGGGTTGCTTTTCCTGACGCTGAAGGCGCAGACGGTAGAAGTTGGCACGGCAAGAAGGTTAAAGAGTTCTTGTCAACAAGACAAATTAAAGCAAGGGCTTCGTATGAGTACTTGGCAAAAGATAAGATTGAATTGTCTCCAGAACAAAAAGAATTTGCTGCTAATAACGCCGGTTCAATGGGCGCACTTGAGATTACTAAAAGTGTTTTTAATAATCAAAATCTTACTAGCCTCAGTCAAGAGACTCGTACAATAATTGAGTTCATTAAGACCCTTGATCAAAAAGTAATTCAAGCAGGTCCAGTATCTCAAAGAGATACAGAGAGCATTGCGGATTCTCAATACATGCCGCCAAAGACTTTTGAGCGTATGCTCTTTCGCATCAATAGATACGTCCATGAAGGCATTGACAAAGACAAAGTCACTTCGCGCCAGAAGGCGGCTATTAATGCTATCATTGGATACATGCATACTTATCGGTTTCTCCATCAAATAAACAGTTACTCCTCTAATATTGATCGTGAGTTATTTGAAAGCTCTTTTGTTCGTTATACATTTGATAAGCCAGACCTTACTCAAGAAGAAGTTGACCTATACATTGTACTAGCTACCGAAGTAGTCATATCTGCCAACATCCAAGAGACCATCCAGACCCTCCAAAATCAGATTGATATGGAAGTGGATGGGGGTGGCAAAATTCCTATGGCTCTTATTGAGGCTATTAGCGGCGCAAGAAACGAATACAATCAATCGACTATCCGCCAGCAAAAACTTCTTAATGATCTTAAAGTAAAACGAAGTGATCGCCTTAGTAAACAAATAAAAGAGAACGCCAGTATTCTCAATTTAGTTCAGATGTGGAAAGAAGAAGATTCTCGCACACGGTTATTGAAACTTGCCGAAAGGAGAAAGGCGATGGTCAAGAACGAGATAGACCGTCTCTCTACAATGGATGAAATCAAGTGCCGTATCTTAGGAATTTCAGAAGATGAGGTGTTAAATGGCTGAAACATGCAAAATATGTCAAAAGGTTTATGAAGCAGATGCAGATTTTAATCGCCATCTCAAGGCTCATAAGATTAGAGTAATAGAATACTATCAACAACAGCACCCTCGCTATGATGCTTTTGATAATTCAATAATCATCTATAAAAATAAAGAACAGTATTTCAATACTGACTTTAATAATAAAAACAATCTTAAGAACTGGCTCAAGGCTCAGTCATTAGAGAAGCAAAGAGAATATTGCAAAGACTTCCTTATTAAGAGGAAAGAGAAGAAAGGTTTGCAGTATACTCCCTCTCAAGTTGAGCTTCGTAGTGTATTGAGCCCAAGTGTTATTTACTTGCAAGAAATTTTTGATGACTACTACAAGCTCGCTGAAGATCTTGGGTTTAAAAATAAGTATGTATATCCAAATAATTTGGATAATCTAGCTCAATTGCAAACCAAAGATTCAATTATTTATATTGATACCCGAGAACAGAAGCCATTCATCTTCAATATGGCATCTGAAGTTCGCACCCTTAAGTTTGGAGACTATGGATTTAGTCATCCAAGCTATGATGGCAAACTTTATTTTGAGAGGAAGTCTATTTCTGATTTTATTGGCACACTAAGTGCAGGTTACGAAAGATTTTGTCGAGAGATTGAGAAGGCAAGTGAAGCTAAAGCTAACATGGTCATCATTGTAGAAGAGAGCTTAAGCAACACTCTGTCGTTTAATTATCTTCCTCATGTATACAAGAAAGCTACAAAGGTAAACCCTGAATTTATATTCCATAACGTCAGAGAGCTAATACAAAAATATCCTCATGTGCAATTCTTATTTGCAAAGGGGCGCAAAGAGTCCGTCAGAATAATCGAGAAGATGTTCTCTACTGATGAGAACTTTTTTAAGTATGATTTGCAACTTTGCTACGACCTAAAGATGCTATAATATGTGGTATACCCCAGAAAAGTATAATAGAATAATTCCAAATCTAAACGATGAATATTCTAGACTAAAAGATACTCTTGAAGACAAAGAGGCTAAGATAACTTTAGCCAAGTTCTTACGTTCTAATATCGGCATAACTACAGAGCTAATTTCTGGCATAAAATTATGGCCTTATCAAGAGGTTATAATTAAAGCCATGTTGAATAGGAACTTTTGTCTCAACGTGTGGGGTCGTGGTGCTTCCAAATCTTTTTCTGCTGCGGTATTTTGTTTTTTACAATGCATATTTGAGCCCAAGAGCAAGATCCTAATTGCTGGTCCAACATTTAGAACAGCAAGGAGCATTTTCAATTCAATAGAAAAGATTACTGAGTCTAAAGGCGCAGATCTTTTGATGCAAGCGTTCGGCGCAAAGTCAAAACGCAATGATGAATACGATTGGTCAATTAATGAGGGTTCAATAAAAGCTATCCCTCTAAGCGGCGAAAAGATTCGTGGTTTCCGTGCTAACGTACTTGTGCTAGACGAGTTCATGCTTCTACCGGAAGACATTATTAAGAATGTATTGATGCCATTCTTGATTGTGCCGCAAGATATTAAAGAACGTATTAGTATTCGCGAACAAGAAGATGATTTAATTAGCCAAGGAGCAATGACAGAGGCTGATCGCATGGAGTTTAAGAACACTTCTAAAATGAT